ATGTATTATTAAGTGTAGTGGCACCATCAACGTCTAATGTATTATTAAGTGTAGTATCTCCATCAACGTCTAATGTATTGTTGAGTGTAGTGGCACCATCAACATCTAGAGTAGCATTAAGTGTAGTATCTCCATCAACATCTAAGGTATTATTAAGTGTAGTGGCACCGTCAACATCTAGAGTAGCATTAAGTGTGGTATCTCCATCAACATCTAATGCTGCATCTAAGAAAGTATCTTGACTTACAGTTAGAATACCACTAATTCTAGTGTTTCCAATCACATCTAATGCTACAGTAGGAGCAGAAGAACCAATGCCAACATTGGTCATTCTATAGATTGATGCGGTATCACCAGTTCCTACATATCCCCACAAATCCTGTGTTTGTATTCTCGCAATCTCTAGGGGATTACCTGGATCTGGAATCGGAATAGTTGTATCTGTTCCTAAACCAAGACTATTGGTTTGTACATAATTCATTACGGTGAATGATTGTGCGGCACCAACTATAGGGATGAAAACACCTTCATCCTGAACAAAAATACCCTCAGAAAATGCCGGTTCAAAAGTCACCCAACGAATTCCAAATTCATCACGATTCAAAAATGCACCATTTGCACCATGAGAACCAGCAGAATCATAGATATTTCTTCTGATAGAAACAGATCCATCAAGATCAAGTTTTAGAGTGCCTTGTGTTGAGTCATTAAGTTGAGTAATTCCAATTCCAGGATTTATGGTTCCTACACCAACCGTTCCTAGACCCGTGATTACAACGGATGAACTTATACCGGAATTAAATTGAAACTTTTGTACCGGTGTTGCCGTAAATATACCAACTCTTTCAGTTCTTGTATCAATATTCAGTCCTCTTTCATCATTTCCAAAAGAAAATCTAGTTCCTTCAGATGAAGAAGATGTAAATATTCCAATATTTCTTGTTCTAACATCAATATTAAGTCCCGTTCCACCCACACCAACATCAAGTCTTGTTCTTACTGTCAGAAAATCAATTTCTAATTTTCCGTCTATTGTTACATCTTTCTTGAATACTGCATCTTCATAAAATAATGCTTCTCCGTAAACATTGAGATCATCAACATTTAATTTTCCCCAAATAGTAACATTCTCAAATAGGGAATTACCAGATCTTGTGAATACTATATTAGATGGTACTGGAATGTTTGCCATTTTAAATTAGATGAATTTAATTCCGAGAAGATTACTTGCACCTTTTACAAGTCCGGTAACTGTAGAAGCTACAGGATTTCCAGAAATTTGTAATACTTTATCTAAAATTGGTGTTCCAAGAAATGTTTCAATTAGAAGAGAAGTTCCCGCTATATCAGCAAGATTGCCCCTTTTAGATTTCAAATCTACAGATTGTCCCATAATTTTGATATCTTTTGTCTTGAATTCCTGCTCATAACCAATTTGAATTTTTGGTGATTGAAGCACTAGTTGCTCAGATGCCTCTATAGTAATTGCCTTTCCATAAATTTTAATATGTCCAGCATCAGCATTAACGGCAAAGTCACCTTTATGAGTGATAAATTGAAATGTTGTCTGGTCATTGTTCACTAAACTGGAATCACCAACCTCAACTTGCAGTGAACCCTCTGTCATATATTTTGACATTCCACTCTCAGTATGAGACTGAACAAAACGAATTCCCTGGTCGGTGGTGGACATCATTTTAAATGCGTCCCTTCCTGGCATGCCCATCTGTGGGTTTCCAGTTTCAATTATTAATTTTGGACCAAATACGTCAAAATGTCTAGATTCTTGATTACTCATAGTTAACTCACACAGTCAATGACTGAAATTATTTCTCCTTGTGGTGGAACAACTGTCATAATAGGTCTTAACACTGCTCCGAAACCAGTTTCACTTTGAATATTTAGGTCAGGCAATCCATTAAATGCGAATACTTTTGAAACTGCACCTGTAATTCTTCCATTTTTTATAGTTAGATCTACTCCATCCAATTTACCATCTTCATAATCTTCTCCTGGGTCTTCAATTATAATTTCCTCAATGAAAAGAGGAAGTTCATCAATATCTGCCGGATAATTTTCTCCTTCACTTGTGATTACAACACTAGTTACTTGACCAAACGTAGGTGATGATGAATTCTGATCAATGATAGCACGACCATACGCACCATATCCTTTATTACAACTATCTTGGAAGGTTACAATTGGAGCTCTTGTATAATCCTGACCAGGATTTGTCATTTTCACACCAACAATGCTTCCAACCTTAACGACAGATCCTACGGCATCTTCAGTATCAACATTATTAATAACCCTTCCTAATATTGCACTACCGGCAGCACCAAGTCCATCACCACCAAAGAAACTTATAGTTGGTAGTCCACATTCGGTTACATTTCCAAAGTTACATGGACCACTAATATCTGATGCTTCACTCAAAGGTGATCCAAAAATATTCCACTTACCATAAGTTTCTTCAAAGTTCCCCGCAAGATTTGATGCTCCTTGAGAAATTGCAGTTCCACTAAAAATTTTATCAAAGGAACTTTCTTCATCTTCCTCACTTTCATCTTTTAATAACCCTTTATCAATTACATATTTACTACTTGCGGGACAAACTTTTTTATCATCACATTCAAAAAGATTTGCAATTTTTCTAACTGCATTAATTCCGGTAAGTATAAAATCCTTAACATTAAATCCAAAAATATTTGTGCCAAATCCATTTAAAATTTTGGATATTGGTGCCAGTAATGGTCCGGCAATAGAATCAATAATATTTGTAATATTATTCGTAAATGCTCCCATAATCTGCTCAACAACACATCTACCTGCATTTAGAACATTTTTAACTGAAGCTTGAATCAAATCCTTAATCGCACTCTTTGCACCCTCAAGAATCTTTGTTGCCGCACAAAATAAACCATCTTGAAGATTTTTAACAAGATTTGCTAAAGGTGTTTGAATTCCGATTATTGCCGGAATGGTTATTCCATTACCTACAAGAAGTGCCGTCAGTGCTTTAATTCCATTATTAATTTGTTTAGACAATTCTGCATTTAATGATCCAAGTAACTTATTTACAAATCCTGTAATTGTACTGCCAATCAAATCAACGACAAAATTAATCTCATTAGGAAGATTCAGTATGGCATTACCAACCTTTGTAATCTTATCAAAAAAGTTTGTCAGATATGCCTCAACTCTTGCAAGAGTATTATCTTTACAAGGATCTGCCTGTATGATAGTTTTGCCTGATGTATTGTTTTCTGATATTTTAGGATCTTTTGGTTTTTCCTTACAATTTCCTTCTGTTTTTGGTGTTTTTTCTGCAGTGGATTCACCAGCTGGAGCAGAATTGGGAAAAGGATCAGATGCGGTGGGTACTAATAAATCAGAGTTAATGTTACTTAATCTGGTTAATTCATTTTCTAGATCAGATGGTATTAATACTGATAACCCATCAACAATTCTCGTCCAAACATTACCCCCATCAACACCTTTCTGGAGTTGATATGTATTACCTTCATAATCGAAAAACTGTCGTGCCATTTATACTTGTATTCCTATGGTGATATTTATCAAGTTTCCGGAGACTTTCTTTTTTTAGATTTATCATTATTGGGTAATGGTCTTGGAGTAAAATGTCCAAATCTTTCAGATACTTCTTGCCTTTTTAAAATATTTTTAGGTTGTTGTTTACCAAAAAATCCAGATTTTGCATCAAATCTTCCAGTGCCATACACAGTTTCATTATTTCTTCCAAATACACCAACTATAAAGGAGATTCCACTAATTTTTTCTAGAACCACAACATCTCCTTGTGATATTCTACATGATTTTGAGACAGATGCTCCACCACTACCTGCTGTTGTCGGTAAAAGTGCTATTGCATATTCAATATTCTCGTCACTCACATCTACACTATCAGTGTAAGAATCCATGATTGCAACTTTATATCTCCATCCGTGCCCATCACCACCTATCTGTTCTTTTTGACTTTCAAAATTTACAACAACTCCAAGATATTTGTTTGATGGTTGTTTTGATAGATTATTAAATTCCATTATTGTGCTCCCTTATATTTTCCATAAGAATCACGAACTAATCTCATTGATGTATATGAATTGGTTGAGTCAAAATGATGGCAAAGATTTTCTATCAAATATCTACCACTTTGAGTAGGGTCAATAGCATTTCCAGATTTATTATCCTGAGTTATCATTTCAAAATCACATTCGATAACATCTCCTGCTCTTAAATTTATATTACAAGGAACTGTTATTTCACAAATCTGAGAAAATAAAGAATTATATCTCATCGTAGATTTTGCAGTCCATTCTATTGGACTATTATTTACATCACAACTAATTCCAGAGTCAAAATTACCAACATCCAAAATATGAAAATGAGTTCTTGTATATGATTCAAAGTCGGGAATATCATAATCTATTCCTCCTAGAGATTTCTCTAATCCATCAAGTTTAAATATTTTTTCAGTATATTCAAACGTTAGTGGATTCCAAAAAATGTTTCTACTTGCAAAGAGTCCAGATTTTATTGCGGTAACTAAGTCATCCCTTTTAATATCAACCTTTGATAAAATCTTAAAATCATTATTATCATTATCTAAATTTGCTCTTACAACATTATTTTTATAATAAGTTGCAACAGGTTCTTGTGATATTAAATCATCAATTGCCCTAAAATTAAATCCATCCTGAGTTTCATAAAAGAAATATCCAGGATTTCCTTTTGCAGGAATTGTTTTTGGAGCAATCTTTTCACATATAAGCTTATATACTGATTCATTTCCTCCATAGAAATTCATGGCATTTCTAGAAGGACTTGTAAAAATTTTATTATCAGGAACTTTTAAATATTCTTTAATTATTTTTTTAACAGAATTTGAAATATTTCCTGTATATTTTTTATTCACAGGAAGTTGAATTTGCTTTGCATGTGACGAAACAAGATTCATCACGATAAATTCTTTATTTGATTCCTGAACCGGAATCATTTCTTTATCAAATAGAAGTGGTTTTTTTGTAAAATCTAATGTTCCATACTTTGTTGCAATCTTAAACTTAACATCAACATCACCTGTCAAAGGGAGTGCAGAACTCAATGTTCCCTGTATTTCTTGTTTTTCATATTTCGAATCATACTCGACAGCAGATGCGACATCAGCTACAGTCAAAACAGCAGTAACATTTGGAGAAAGAATACTTTCATAATAATCAAAAGTAGTAGCTTTGGTAGCACCACCATTACCACTAATGTCTATTGCTTTTCCATTTTTTATTATTTCAAATAATTCAAATAATGATCGTTGAGATGCGCTTGCCATTTATCTTAGGTTCTCCATATTGATGATAACTGTGGAGTGGATGATGAGGATGGTGCCGGAGTTTCTACTGGCATTGGATATGGGAAAGGAACAAAAGTTTCTTGTGGTTGAATAGCATATATGAATACTGATTGATTATTCATACTTCTATTTAATCGTAAATCACCTCCTCCTTTATTACCGGTAACTTGTGTTTTCTGATATGGGGTAAGTGGTGTAACTGATGAAGAAGATTTTCCATTAAGTGTTTTGGGATTAATATGTGATCCCAGTTTATCCCAATTAGAATATGGATTACCACTTGCATATGGTCCACCAACTGGGAAAAAATCCACACTCATATGAGTTCCTGTTATACTTCCTCTTTGATTAAAAGGATCATTTAACGTACCCATTCTGCCAAGAATTTCTCCTTTCTTAACTGTTTCTCCTGGTTTTTTGAAATTTTGATTTGGAAAGTGTGCATATAATGCATCAAAATAACTTCCAGGACTATTGGGATCCTCATGTCTTATAATCATGAAGTTTCCATATCCACTATTTCCACTAATTTGGTGGTTAGTTCCCACAGGATCTTTTACAACTACCCCATCAAATAGAGCAAGATTATTACCACCAGGTGGTGTAAAATCATATCCAGGTTCACCACTAGCATCAACACTTACCAGAGAAGATCCTGTGGTATTAGCATTATTATTGTTGGTATTATTATTGGTATTATTATTGGTATTGGTACCAATACCAATAATATCATTTCCCCTAGACAACTTCAACATCTTGGAAAATGCTAATATATTTTTTTCCTGCTCTTTTGTAGATTCATGAATATTATTTACTGCTATGGGGAAATTTGTAAATCCATCATTGGCATCCCTTTGTATTTTTTTAGGAACACCACTCTTCTGTGGTTTATAGATTTGTTGTTGTGCTAGAGAGGGAGTTTGAGTTCCCCTTACGGTTCCACCAGAACTGAAAGTTTGTGCGGGATTATTTGCAGTCACTGATTTCATGGATGAACTAGAATCACTAGTGCTTCCAACAGGTTCTGATGTTTTTGGCATCCTTGGAATAGAAGCATCAGATTCCATAGATTCCGTAGATTCTATCGGTGTTTCCGATTCTGCCTGACCCAAAAATCTTTCTAGATTGACTATATCTTTTTCTGTAGCATCGGCATCTCTTATATCTTCATCAAAAGCTTTGTCTGTTGCTTTTAAATTTTTTTCGAGTTTATCTTGTTCTGATTTTGGAAATATTCCAACAAATTCTGCAAGTTTTAGAATACCATTTCCAATAAATCCCAATACATTACCAAGACCTTTTATAAAATCACTATCAAAAAATTCTTGTATCTTTTCAATAATAATCGGCAAATTATTAATTAAAATTCCAGCAGCAATCAATCCAACAAAATCAAGAATTCTATCAAAAATACTTCTAACAGGAGAAGTGACAGCATTCATAATTTTGGAGAAACCAGAACCAATACCAAGATTTCTAGTTTCTAATCTCTGCTCTTCTGCTCTAAAATCTTTTTTCTTCTCTAATTTAAATGTTAAAGATTTTTTATCATTCTTAAGTTTCTTTATTTGCTTATTAGAAGAAAATAAAGAGTTCTTGATATTAGTGACATTTAATTTTAGTTGAGTTACTTGTTCTTGCATCATTTACCTCCTACACCATAATTCCATACAAATCAGGAGTCAGCATCATATATGGATTTGCAGGATTTCCTGAGGATATATTGGGAGCTTCGGTTGCAGGACCCTTCATTTCTGGAATTTGTGGTGGTTTAGATCTTTGCGTAGGAAGAACCATTGGTTGGAATATCATACCACCACCAGAAGATGGTATCATACTGATATTAGTAATCTTTGGTGCCTTAGGAGCAAATCTAGCAGCAGATCTAGTTCCACCTCCAGTGCCTCCACCTCCAATAAGTCTCTTAGTTTTTAAATCTCTTTGATATCTTTCCTGATCATCTATAACTTTAGCAAATTCTTTATTAACACTTTCATGTTGTTTTGAAACCATCAACAGTTTATTAATTCCCATGCTAAATGCTGTCCATAATCTACCGGCATTATCATTGATATCCTTGAGAAGTGGTCTGAATAACATTGCTGATGCTGTTCTTATAACCTCCTCACCTGGTGCAAGCATTGCTCTTACACTATCAACATTTCTTGATCCTCTTCCAGGAACCGTGCCACCACGATTAAATCCAAGATTATTCTTATCTATTCTTCCAGTTTGAACTGCAGTTTCTTGTTGCTGTTTAGCAACATCCTTAGAACTACTCTTATTGAAGAATAAATCGTAAAGTTGTCTTCCGGCAAAATCACCAGCAAGACCACCAATAAATGTACCGATTGGACCACCTAAGAAGGTTCCTATTGTTCCAAGAAGTGCGGCACCAATTGCACCAAATGCTGCCCTACCAGGATTTTCTCCCAGTGCTACAGATAAAGCAAAATCAAGAAGTGCTCCTACAATAGGAATTCTTTTTAATACTGGTCTGGCAAATTTTAGAAGTGATTTAACTAATGTTTTCTTTCCTGGTCCTGCACCCAAAACCTTGAGAAAATTCCTACCAAATTGTGCACCTCTTACTTCTAGTCTCTGAAGTGTTTTATTAAATAAACTCTTCTGTCTTGTTATTACATCTACATTTTGCCTAACTGCTCCACCAGCGGCATTAAATCTACCAGGAACAACTCTAGATTGAGTTGCTCTACCGATTGTAAGACCTCTTCTTTGTCCGGCAGCATTTCTGAATAGTCCACCTCTACCAGTTGCAGTATCACCAGCAGCACCGGCACCACGAGATGCTGCCCTTCCTCCAAATATTCTAAGAATTCTACCAGGAAGTTTAAATAAAAATCTTCCTACTCTGAATAATCTTGTACCCCACTTTATTAATTTTAATCCTAAAATTCCACCTAATAGATATGGAATTGCACTCCCAATAAACTTGAAGATATTAATTAATTTTTCTTGATTCTTCTCATCCTTCAACCATTCAAATGCACTACTAAAAACAATACCAGTAAGTATTAACCCAAAAAATTCTTTTATTTTATCAAATATACCTTTAATAGGTGCTGCAATCTTACTTACTGTTCCTCCTATTGCTCCACCAATTTTCCTAACAGTTTCTACACCTCTTTCCTTTGCGGCAAACTTTCTCTTTGATTCTGCTGCCTTGATTGATTTTATTGCATTCTTTTCTTCTGCTATTCTAGTCTCATAATCAAAAGCAAGTTGCCTTTGAATTTCTATTAAAATATTGTTAGTTTCTGCAAGAGTTTGATCGATGGGTAGAGTTTCTTTCTTAAGAAATCTTGGATCAACTGTTGCTGCCCCTATATTACCATACCCCATTCCTTTCGGAAGTTTTATTGTTGATGAAGAACCTACAGAAGACTTAGCACCACGAAACACCGAAGAAGAAACATTAGTCTTCGTTAGTTTAGGTCTTGATGTTAAGGACGGTGCTCTGAGTAATTGGCTACTGAATGCCATTCTGCTGTTCTTTTAAGTTTTCTTCTTCAACGTATTGTTGGAGTAAAGTCACATAAATTTCTTTCTCCCACGGAATCATATTTTCTAACTCCGTTAATGAGTATTTATGATGCTGCATCAAGGCAAAATTAACTTTATAGTATGACTCAAGATTGGTATGAGCCATACTCAACTGAAAAAACTTGCCAGTCCCTCAAGGACAACTTCAGATTCAACTCCAGTGTTTGGATTCTTCACTTCAACCTTATGAGTAAGTTTTGGCATGGTACTGAAAAACTTTTCAATCAGTTTAAATTGCTTAGTATTTAACTGCTCAACAAACTCATCAAGTTCTTTCTTAGTACAGTCTGCTGCTTCCCAACTTTCCTCCTCATTATAAATTGCATCAATACATGATGTTATCATTGATAAAGACTGTCCAACATCACTAGAAGTTTCTGATGTTTCAAAGTTACTTTCAATAAATTGATCCAAAGATGGGTATTTCAACTTCATCATAAGATCATCATCAAGTTTAACAATATTCTTATGTCCTCTAGTCTTTTGTACTTTGATAGAATCAATTGGAATTTCCATCTCAACTTTAGTTTCCCCATCATCAGGACAGGTTACATTAACCTCTACGGTTTCACCAACAGACTTGGCACGAACATTCAGGAATAGATACTCAATATCAAATGTGGCAAGAGATTCTACCTTTACATCTTTTGTAAGGACACAATCTCCAATGATTTGAATGATAGCATTGGTAATCTGCTGCATATCCTCAGATTCCATTGCCATAATAAGAATTTTTTCTTCTCTGACTAAAAAGGGACGATATTTAATTTTCTTTCCATTAGAGGGCAACACCAAATCATAAGTTGGTGTATTAATCTTGGGTAAAGGCATTTTAAAAAATACAATTCAGTTATTTTTATTTATTACGTTTAGAAAGAATTAGTAGAAATATCTATCTTGTATTCTTTCTTCTTCTAGTTTCGATGCTTATTTCAGTGGTCCAGTAAATGCCATCGGATCATCAAAGTCTCTACCTTGTGGATCTGTTGAAGCATTGTTTCCACCTCTTGAATTTTTTTGATCTATAGCTGTTTTACGATCTATAATATACCTATCATAATTAAAACTTACCGTTACTTTAAGTAAATCAGCAGCACCATAGGCAACTGGAATAGCAGTCATTGATTTTGGAAATGCATTAATAAAGGTATATTTTAATTGTTCTCCACTAATATTTCTTTCGAATTTTGTTATTGACATTTCTGAAACTTTATAATATTCGGGATACGCCATTCTTCTAAAATATCCAGGTCTCTTAAACTCATCATTTTGAGAAACTCCACCAGCACCAGAAATATAATCCATCCATGCCTCAAAGAATTTCAAACTATCATAATTTTTATCAACATAAAAAGTAAAGTCGGTATCAGCATATAAACGAGTATGAGCAAATTCTTGGGTGACACCCACAAAATTACCTTTAACTTCTGCGGTAGCATAAGATGAAGTTGGTAATGATGCATCAGAGCAGAGAATTCCTATTTTTCTTTTTAAGAACTCATCATCAGTCAATCTACCATAATTTTCTATATGTTTTCCTAAATTTTGATTATTCCCAGTCGTTGAAGAAATTTCTGGTATGTAAACCAAATAATTATTAGTAAGTGCCGGTTGTCCTATTAACTCCCTAACATCACGAGTTGTAATTTCTTTGACAATGTTATTTGCCACTCTAAATACCTACACGACTACTTTATTATTAGTTATTTAGATGTCATATAAGGGAAAATACCAACCATCTTATCC